TGATTGATCGGCAAAATTGACTCCGTAGCCGGCGAGCGTAGTGGCTTTGTCGGCCTTCTTGATCAAGGCAGTATCGAGTTCGGTCTTGGTAGGGACATCGGTAAGTCCGTACCCATCTCGGGTGGTTGGAGTACCAGAAATAGAGCCCCAGCTTACTCCTGCTCCAAGAGAGTAGGTAAGAATCCATGAGTCAATTGTTGACGAGTAGCAAACCGAACAAAAACCATTAGTTAATATTGAATTTGCAGCCAATGCACCAAACACGGTACTGACAATCGGTTTTGCTGAAACTCCATTCGGAGAAAATGTACTGGCGCCAGTATTCTTATTTTTAGCCTTAAACTTGAGAACCATCCCATCAACTAGAGATGTAACGGCGGGAAAATAAGCTACTGAATAATTGTTTGAGGTTCCTGCATCCAATCCATAAACTAATGCGCCGCTTTGAATCGATGGCAGCAGACCACCTGCCAAAAGTGGAGCACCAAAATACTTGCTGATACTTGTAGACGTTATCGTAGATTGCCCGTTTGCCACAGATACAACATACAGACCAACATACCCACTATCTGGCGCTGGCGTTACCTGGCTGCCAGTAGCAGCAGACGCGCCAGCCTTGACCTGAACAACCGCAACACCTTTTCTGGAGGTGTTCTGAGCCAGACCATTGTTGCCCATGCCGCTATACGGCAGCGCTGGGTTGGCGCTGTTGTAGTAGGGCAGTAGAACAGGCGTCGAGTCTTGATCCTGGTAAGTAACCTGAACCAGATAGTTGATTGATTGGCCGGTAGTGGTCGGTGCCGGGCAGCTAAGTGTCACCCCGTCCAGCATTATCCCCTGCTTCAGAATTGAATGCGCGGTGTCGGCAGGAAGCGTTGAGAATGCCAGCGAATCGATGTTTGCCAGACTGTAGATCTCGCCAGGTGCTACAACGACATGCAAAGACGCGGGACCCGTTGGGGTCACGGCAAAACCATTCGCAATTGTGTTAGTGCCCAGCATCGCGGCAGCCAGCTTGGCGCTACCGATCATCGAGTCTTTTGTCATCTGCAAAAGCGTGGTTTCAGGCAGGATCTGGCCTGGGTATACGGTCTGTCTGTCCATGGGTGCCTCAATAAAAAGGCCCGCACATGGCGGGCCTGGGTTCGAATGAAGGGTTTCAGTTGGTAATGCGATACCAGACTGTCGTGCCGTATGGCTTGGTCGCTTCGATTGCGGCGACGATGTCTGCGTCAGAGACTTCCGGGAAAAGCTGAGTAGCTGGAAGTAAGCCGCTTGTGGTCGACAGGCCAAACCAGTTAGTGGCAATGCTTGGCCAGTTCGCCGCGCCATTACCGGTAGGCCGGTATGCGGTCACGAATGCCTGATATGGGCCGCTGGTAGAGCCGAGCGGCCCGGCGACACCAAGGCCGAGCGTCAGGCCGAGGCATCCGCAATCGTCAGGCTTTGCAGGCTCGATAATCAGCGGTCGGCGGCCGGTCAGGTCGAACAAGACTTGATTCATGCCGTGCCGAGTCGCACGTTCCCTAAAAATATTGATCAGGATACGGTTTCGATAACTGGCGTCCAATTGCCCGGCGTACCGGATCAAGCCATTGCCGAAGAAATCGAGCCCAATAATGTCAAGCCAGCCATCCGTGGCCGTCTTGATGCGAGTCTGCGCCTTCGCGTACAAGTAGAGGGTAAACCCCCACGACAGCGACTGAGCGTAGCCCCACAGCAGCGCATCGCGGACCCGGTTGTTATCACCGAACCATCCAAAAGGCAGCAGGCTTTTCAGCCGTTCGAACATGTCGCTTTGGTCGCCAACGCTCATTTAAGCCACCGTCACTGTGCCTGGTCGGATGACCTGCTTATTGGTTGCAGGCACGTCAGCCGTACCGCTGTTCAATAGAACAGCGGAGACGTTAGTGATGGCCGGCGTGACACCGTATGCAACTGCGGCGAGCTGCGTATAGGGAAGGATCTGACCAAGCCTGAGGCTAGATATGTAAGCCTGAATCGCGGCGATCACCTGGGCAACGACAACGCTATGCACAACCGTGGAATCGGTGGTAATCGTCATCCCAACGTTTGCTGTCACCAGCACTGGGGGAAACACCCCATACCGCGTAGTGAATGCCCTGGCCGATTCAATAGCAGCACCTGCGGTTACCAAAAATGACCCAGGCGGCGCCCCGCTACCATCGTCCACCACCGCGTAAAAGTAGCCGTAAAGAAGATTGCCGTTGTAGTCCTGATTCTCCGTCAATGTGTAGCTGACACCCTGCTTCATAGAAGACAAAGAATACTCAATGGCCGCTTTTGTGCCTTTCGACAGTGACTGCACCCAAAGCACGAAGCGCGCGCGGAATGGGGAATCCTCTTCCTGGTCAACGCCACCAGCAAAAACAGCCAGGTTCGTGACTGTGTCGACCCCGCTGATGCTGCCGACAATCACCGTGACCGCACCGATAAGCGCATTACCAGTCGCGCCGGCGGTGCTGGCCACAACCGGTACAGTGGCCGACGCAGTGCCGGCAGGGATCAGGTAACCAGCAAGACCCGCGTTGTACATCGCGTTTGTCGTATCGATCGTCACGGTGTATTGCTGCGAGCCGTCAGTTGAGCCGACGATGGCACCAATCGGGATCAGCGCGGAGACGGTAGGTGTGAACCTGGAGTAAGTAACGCTTCCAGTTGCGAAACTCGCAGACAGGCGGAAGAAGCCGAAGTCGGCCATCCAGCTGTCGAGGTCAGCACCAGAAGACGTGGACGCGCGCGTGGTGGCCAGCAGCGTGACGATCAGTTGCTGGAGCCATTGCAAGACGCTGGCGTTACTTTCGGCGATGGCGCGAAGCAGGGAGCCGATGGTGAAGTCAACAAGGCCTGCGGCGCGCCCCTGAATCGCTGTCACCTGATCCCGCACCAGTGTGGTGAAGTCCTTGATATTGAGCGATGCCATATCAGCGATTTACCTCAAACGAGAGCGTCACCGGCTCGCCAAGCAGCGCATCGGTGTAGCTGATAGTCACGGAAAGGGTCTCGTTGTCAGTCGAAACCGAGATAACGGGCGCAGGCTTCTTGGCTACGCAGTCTTCGAGCAAGATCTGCCCCCGGATAAGGGCGATGATCTCGGGGATGTTGGTCAGCGCGCCGACGTATCGGCCAAGGCCAGCGCCGTATTCTGTATGGAACAGGTAGTCGCCCGGGTTGGTAATCAAGCGTCGAAGGATTCGTTGCTTCCCACGCTCGATGCCCTCTACAGTTGAAAGGCTGCCTGTCGGCGACAACGTAAGGTCATCCCCGGCATAGTGATTCAGGTCTTTCATGGTGTGGGCGCCCCGCCAGTTCCGGTGCCAGCCTGCACCAGACTTGTTCTGTGAAGTTTCAGGCTGATAGTGTCGGCCTTGACGTCACCACCTGTCACAACGATCCCGGTCGAGTCAGTCACAGTTAGGGTGTGATCGATCGTGACCGGGCCGCCAGTGAAGCGATGGGCCGGAGCGTCATAGCTGATTGATACGGCAGAATGCAGCGTAACCGTTCCGTCGGTGTTGAATTTGAGCAGAGAGCCAGATTGGTGAACCGCCCAGATCTCCCCGGACGGGACTGGCATTGGAAGGTTCAGAGAATTAGTGTGTCGCGCCGTGATCTTGCCGAGATTCGGGTCTGACGAATCAAACGAAACCGTCACCTCGTCACCGATCTGCGGCCCGATCTGCACTCCCCAGCCATTACCGACTCCTGGGCAATCTAGCTTGATCCAGTTCGTTTCGCGGCCTTCGGGCTGGATGGCAACCTTTACTGCGCCATTGTCCTTGTCGTAACTGACGATGGTGCCGGTGCGCGGCCCGGTGAGATCATCGCCAAGCCGCTGCCTGGCCGCATTCATGAAGTTATCAATCATGGCTGCACCAGTGAGTTAGGGTTATGGTTCTTAGCGGTCAGGCTCATCGTGTAGCCAGATTCAAAGCTCATTGAGCGGCGCACAGTGTCGACGTAATACAGCTGGTCGAACCCAGACCTAGTACCTTCCTGGCGCACGATGGTGTTCGGCATGAGCAGGTTGTCGCCCGGCATCGAGCAGGACATACGCATTTCGTGGTCGGTGATCTGCTTGTGGATCTTCTGAGCCAACCGTGTTGCCTGGGCCTTGTCCAGGCCATTGCGCTTGATCTCGTAGACCTGACGCTTCGACGTGGATTGACCAGGCGCAATACCCTTCGCAGAGTTGTTCGGGTAAGTGGATTTGACCACCTTCCCGCCCATATAAGAGATGACCTGCACCGTCACACCCAGGGCCAGCGTCAGGTCGCGCTCGAAGGTGATGTCGTCGGCCGTGTTCGACTGCGGGTAGTAGTGGGCGCTTGGCTGGGCCCAGCGGATCACATACTGATCGGTGGTCTGCGGGCCGAGCGATGGCTCGTAGTGCAACTCGTTGCCAGAAACATAGACCTGGAACCCGTCAAGACCAGCGAAGTAGGCCAGCGCGTCCCACTCGGTGCGCTCGTCAGTGACGTGCGCGTGGTCCCACTTGGTAATCCCGCCAACCTGCGTAGTCGTAGCCGTAACGACCGGTGTGAGGCCGCGGCGCGTGGCTAGCAACGTAGCCACCTGGCTGGTGGTCATGTTGGAGAATTTCTCGTTGGTCTTGTGATCGATAAAGCGGCTGGTGTAGTCGCGCCCGCTGAGGGTGACCTCGAACTTCGCCGGGTGGATAGACAGGTGATCCACGGCGCCTACGATCAACTCCCTCCAATCCTGTGTTCCCTGATTGATCAGGCCAGCCCAGATCGAGACGTCAATCGAGGTCTGCGAGCCCCACCAGGCAATGGTGTTGTATGGCGCCGGAAGGTCGCTCATCGCCAGTACGACCGAAAAGGTATCAGCCGAGTAAAAGGCGTTGCTATCGACATCGAATGAGTAGAACGGTACATGGATACCGTTCAACAGCAGGCGGCCGACCACCTGCCGGACGAGTTGCTCTGTCTCCTTGGTATTCAGGTCCACTTATTCACCTACTGGAATTTTGATGGTTTGGATGCCGTCAAGGCGCGGATCAGTGATGCTGTTCGCCGCGGCGATCTCGGTCCACCTGGACTGGTCGCCGTAGGCGTCGGCTGCCACTTTCTGCAAGCTGGTATTGCTGGTGGTAACGCTTGATGTGCCGTTGGCCAACGGCCCGGACAGGACGTTCTTCTGCATACGGTCCAGCACGCTCTGCATCTGATAGAGCGGTGCGAGCTGGGTCAGCGCAGCGCTCTGGCGTAGGACGTTGTTGGCGGCGCGGGCTACCGGGTTGCCCGGCACCAGGCCGCCGAGGGTCGTGATGTCGTTAACCGACGCCCCGACTTGGGCAATAACCGAGTGGACGACCGCCTGCGCGGCCACCAATGGTCGGATCACGGTTTGCACGGTGTCGATTGTCGCGTTGGCGAACCCATGAACTTGCGAAACCGCGCTCTTCACGGCATTGATGGCAGTTGTGACCGAACTTGAATTGATGATGCTGGCTAGGCCAAGCGATTCGCCGACATCGCTATTGATCAGTGCGTCAAGCGTGCCGGCCAAGGCATTTTCGGTGACTGGCGTGTCGAGGCTCGACACAATGAGCAGGTCGATGCTGTAGAAGCGGCGGTAGACATGCTCAAAGCGCTGGTTGAACGACTGGATAAGCACGTTGAAGTGGTAGCCGTCGATGCTGAAGGCCAGCGGTGCGCCGACGTCGCGCAGGGTCTCGAGTGTGGTAACCCGCTCCCCTGCCGTCGCGCCAGTTATCCAGCCCGACCACGCCAAGTTGTCGTAGTCCACGCCCAGCACATCGACGATTCGCTTCCCGCCCACCAGCTTGTGCACCACCATCTGCTGCTTGGCGCCAATCGTTACTGACTCCGGAACCTCAAGCCCGGTGAACTCCACGTCGCCCACAATCAGGCGCGTGGCGAACGGATCCCCACCTGGGGCGAAGTTGTCCAGGAAGGAAGTGAAGCTCATCGGTTATCCCCTTGGTAAGACTGTGCTTGGAGTTCCAGGCATCAACATGCTGCGGCTTGGGTCGAAGCCCTGGGTGCCGGTGCGCGGCTTGGTTGCAGATTTGGTCATGTGATCGACTACCACTTCAGCCACGCGCTTGCCGTCCATGTTCATCTGCACGATGATTGGGTCTTTGCTGTAATCCTTCGCCGGGACTGGAGCGACAAACTGGGCGGCCCCGGGCACAGTTTTTCTGTATTCGTCGGCGAAGGTGGTCTTGGATATCTGCCAGGATGTCGGCAGGATGGTGTTGGCGCCTGCGATCAGCGTGTTGAAGATAGTTTGCCAGCCGGTCAGGAACACCAGCGCGAAGGACTTGAACGCCCCGCCGATGTCTCCATGGAATAGCTGGATAAAACCGGTCTTCATGTCGCTCCATATTAGCTTCAGCGCGCCGCTGATTTCCTTCCAGTTGTTCCAAAGCAAAAACGCGACTGCCGCGATGGCAGTAATTACAAGTCCGATAGGGTTAAGGAGCAGAAATCGACCCGCAACCAAAAGAAACCTTGCAAAGCCGGTCGCTCCCATTACGAGGTAGGTCGCCATTCTGGCGATCCAGGGAATGATCGGAGCAAGACCACCGGTCCCGACAAATATCAGTGCTTTGGCCAACAGCCAGAACCCGCGCCCGGCGGCGATGACCATGTTTATCAGACCGCCGGTGATCAGGAATGCCGCCAACCCCATGAGGGCGTATGTGAAGTCCTTGATCAAGACCGGATGCCTCCCAAGCTCTTGAGATAGCTCGGTCAGCTTGGTGAGCATGGGGAGAAACACCGGCATCACGTTCTGGCCGATAGACAGGCTCAGGTCGTCCATCGCCTTCGAGAGTTCCAGGGTCTTCATCATCGGAGAGCCCTTGTTCGCCTCGATGGTCTGGCTGATGCCCTGAGCCTTGTCATAAGCATCGAGCGAGTGAAGCAAAACCGGCATTTGCTGCATGACTCGGGTGTAAATGCTGCCGCCAGTTCGACCGAACAGGATGTTGTTCTCTCGGCCCATGTCACTCAGCGATGTGATGTGGTTTTTTGCATAGACGCCCATCATCGCCTGAGCGAATTTGATCGTATCGGTGTCCTGTAGGTGCGCAAGTTCTGCATTCATGGGGCTGCCATGCAGGAACCGGGCGCCGCCGCCCTTCGTTCTCGTAACCTTGTCCTTTTCCCATACTCCCAACCTGAGCGCTTCGTTGGCCATAATGCTGGGCGTGAGCGCCATCATGCCGTGGGTGCGGCTGTAGCCGGTCATCAGGCCAGTGGCAACAGTCGAGCCGCCCAGTTCGCCAATGATTGGTTCCAGACCAGCGAAGATCGTTTTCTGGGTAAGCCCGGCCACAGCGACGCCGCCGTGTGACATGAACAGTCGCAGATCGCGCTCACTAACCATCTTGCCGCTCGATTGAACGGTCTTGAAAATGCCATCAGCGATCTGGGTTGCCTTGTTTGCATCGTTGAGCCCCCCCATCAGTTCCATGGTTTTGCTCATCTGCATAAACTGCGCGTGAGCCATTCCCTGTTTGCCATCAGCGAGCATTCCGGTCGCCACTTGGTACTGCGCAAGTACAGGGGATATGACTTTTGCAGCGGCCAGCGCCTCGACACCACTCTTGCCAGACTCCCGGAACGCGCCCTGGGCGTCGGTGAATATCTTGGTTCGATCCATCAGCGATGTGCCGATGATCTTGTTTGCCTCGGAAAACTTCATAGCCTCCGCGATCTGAAATTGCCCTAGCCCCTGCTGCTGGAGCTTGGCCATCTCTTTCTGGTACTTAATGACCTCATTAAGCGGGCCCTTGAACATCGAGGCCAGGCCCAGGCCGCCACCAAACATCGCTGCGCCGATTGCGCCCTGCTTGCCGATAGACGCCAGCTTGGCGTTCAGCTTGTCGACATCACCACCGGTGGCGGACAGGCCCTTGCTGATCAAGGCCATGCCAGCACTGACGTGGTTGATCAGTGATAACTTGACAGCAACGGAATACGCCTCAAATGCCATAATGAACCTTCCTTCTACATGTACAAACCACCGGACGGCTCATTCAAGGTGCTCAAATGTGCCGGAGCTTACGCCCTGGTCAAGACCGGGAATGGTCCAATGTGTGCGTCACAGAGTGGCGTCATAGCCAAGAGGGTGATGAATCACCGAACCTTAAAACATCGCCCTGATGGCGTGTGCGGCGGCTAACTTGACCACTTCGAAGGAGAGCGAAAGCCCTTTATCCTGAGCGATCTTTTTGACGGCGTTCCAGGCGCTCTTGCTGCGAATACCGGCCAGAAATTCATGCCCTGCCCAGGTAAGCCTTTTCAGGTGACAGGTAGTCCCCGATCTACCGATGCCGGTTCTGCACTCGCCATCAGCAAGCCCAGCTCCGATCAGTAGATCCATGTGGTAATTGACAACCTCTTGCGAGTAGCCCTCAACATCGCACATACATAGAACGCCCTCGGAGCTTTCAAGCTCAACGAGCAGCACTCTGATTAAGTCCCAGTCTCTTTTCATATGGAGCCCCTTTAGATTTCCCAGTCGTAGCCAAGCGATGCGTGGATCGCCTGCCCGCCGATAAGCCCTGTAACCGTCGCATGACCAAGCGTGCGGCGGATAAACTCCTTATTTGTCAGCAATGCCGGTCCCATCACCGGCCGTGCTGGCATTTTTGGCGTGCCAAATTCGTGGTAGGCCATCTTCGGGTCGGTTGACCCGATCACAGCCTCAAGCACTGACGTGTTGTGCGTGATACTGGACTGCATGGCACCACTGGCCAGCAAAGGCGCGTCGGCCGGGTAGCCCATCTTGGCCTTGTGCTCTTCCGTGGAGTCAGCCAGGTCCGCCCAGGCCGCAAATGGTCCAACACCTTTCTGGTAGTGGCCTATCTCGGCCTTGGCGGTCTTCTCAATCTTCTTAGCGCACTTCTCAAGCCCGGCGTGCAGGCTGGCAAGCAATGCAGCCTCTTGACCAGCCATGTGCAGCGCCAGGCTGCCCAGGTCTTTGAAGCCCATGACTCAACCCTTCTTGTCGAACTGCATGGTGTGCCAGTTCCAGACGCCTGAGCCCTCGAATTCCGAGAACATGATGGAAAAGGCAAAGCGCTCGTAGTCTTCCAGCGGCCCGCAATCATCAAACAATCGACCGAACGGAACCCCGTTTTTCACCAGCCAGCAATCGCGGCGAAACTCGGGGTTCGTTGCTAGTTTTTTGCTGCGGCCTGCTCGGCGCCAAGGCCTTCCTGCAGTGCTTTAGCGTCGGCCTCGGCTTTTGCTGCCTCATACTTCTCCAGGAAGTGCTCGTTGATGGCAGCCATGCCCTCTTCGCCCAGTTCCTGCAGTACCGCTTCGATCTGCTTGTTGGTCTGCGGAAGGCCAAACGGCGTGTTATCGATGTAGACGACCATTGCGGCCGGCAGCGCGAAGCCGGACATGTACGTCTGGTTGCTGGCGATATCACCGCCGACAGCCATCACAATGCGGCCTTGCTCCAGCGGGCCAAGCTTGCGCAGCTGGATGGTACGACCGCGGCTGTCGTGGATCGTGGTGAACTTGGGTTTCTGGTCAACGTGGACCGGTACTGCGGATTCGGTAACTTTTACGGTAGCCATGGTGAAAGCCTCTGGTCAGTGAGTCGTCAAAGAACATGGCGTGCGGGGGGACGAATCCCGCGCCCTGCGGCTGCCATGCAAAACTAAGTCAGGAAACTTTGCGGCGGCGACGGGCAGTGAAGGTCATCGACTGCTTGATGGTCTTGTCGCCTTCTTTGTCGCCGGCGTTATCCATGGTCAGGATAACGTGCGTATAACGCCATACAGTGACACCACCACCAGGCTCAGTAATCGTTTCGGTAATCACCGCGGGGTCGCGGTTAATACCGTTGTAGTAGTCGTCCTCGGCGTGGGCCTGCCAGTCATCAAGTGCAGAATCGACACGCTCAGCGTCGAAGCTGCCGGTCCAGCCCTTGTAGAGTTGAAGCTCGTCAGTCTCGCCATTCAGCGGAATGATTTCGACGTTTGTGACTTTTGGCTTTGACTTGAAATTCATCAGCTTTTTGAGCCGAAGCGGCCCGTATGGGGTGTTGATGTCGATAGCGACGTCTTTCCCCGTGTTGTATCCACCTTGCATGGCGTTCTCCAAACGGAAAACCCGGCTCTAGGCCGGGTTTGATAGTGGTTTCGTCGCTTACGCGGCGCGGGGGGTGGCGGACGCAACGATCGAGACCGATTGACCGGCCTCTAAATTCACGAGGAAGTAGCGGATCACGGACAGGTACTTGACCTGCACGTCAGCCTGCATATAGCCCAGCGCCACGCGGGCGTCCGGGTTGTTTGCCGCGTCGATCTGCACCGAGAACGCCGGGCCGCCGTTGACGTCGCCGATCATCCCCTGCTGCGCCAGCGTCTGGAGGAAGCTTTCCATCGTGGACTTGGTGGTGCGGCGCACATCCGGCGTCTGCAACTGACCGATCACACCGCCGAACGAGGCGGCAATGGTCAGCGAAATGAAGTTGGTCATCCGGGTGTAGTTGTCGCCGCTCACCGACGAGTTGCTGGAGCAGTTCAGGCCAGAACGATGGCCGAAATAACTGCCGCCCGGACAAGGGTTGGTGATGACGTCCAGGCGTGCGGTATTTATCGCGCCGATCTCGGCGACGCTGTACGGCTGTTGGGCCAGGTTGCGCTGCGTCGATACCGCATTGCTGATCGGCTTGTTCAGCGCGTTCTGGTTCGGCGAAAGCGATGCGATCTTGGCGGCGGCGAAGGTTGCCGGCGCGATCATGCGCTGTTGGCCCCTCACTTGATCCTGCCAGTAGACCCAGTCGCCAGACATCACCTTCAGCGCGTAGCTGTCACAGCCGGCGGCGGTCAGCGCGGAGGCCACGGTGGTGTAGGAAGCGCCAGCCACGCCCTGAGTGACCATGTAGCAGCCTTCGGACAGGCCGTAGGTCAGCATGGTTGGCCACTTGGTGCTGTCAGTGACGTCGACCAGGTTGGCCACTTGAGCGCCAGTGCCGCGCAGTGCGTACATGCCTTTGCGAGCCGAGCCGATCACACCATCCACACCAATCAGCACGGCATCGGTCAGAGTGGTGTTGCCAGAGGTGCCAGAGGTGAACGCTACGGTCTGGGTCAGTGCGACCGGGGCCAGCGCTGTAGCGCCGACGGTGGCCACAACAAGCTGAGACGCGCCACGAATGCCGGATTGACCGTTGTTGACCGCGCTGACGATGTTCTGCCACAGCGCCAGGCCGGTGCCGGTGATGTTATCGAACACTTCAGGCGAAACGCCCGGCAGCGAAATGGTCAGCTTCCAGCTCGAGGCGGCCGAACCGGTGGACAGGGTCGCGCTCAGTGAGTTGCCAAGGGTGCCGGTGTAGAACGCGGTCAGGGTTGCACCGATTGCGGCGCCAGTGTCCTTAAGCTTGCTGGTAGCGGCAGTATCGGTGCCGTCGGTCACGCGCACGGCGCGGATGTTGGCGGCGCCGCCCTGAATCGACACAGCGATCGCGGTGCACAAGTCGTACTTGCGCACGGTCTGGGTGCCGAACTTCTGCGAGGCATCACCGGGAGATCCGATCAGCGTGGCGCTGTTCACCGGGCCCCAGTCAGCAATGCCGACGATGCCGAGGATGTCAGTGGCCACGCCGTTGATGTAGCGCGTCTTCGGTGGAACGATCTGGATGTAGAGATCCGGGGCCTGAAGTGCCGCCGTGTTCAAGCTGCCTGCCGGGTAAATGGGCATGGCGTCCTCCTAAATGAAAAAACCGCCTCAACGGGCGGTTTTCGGTGTGTGGGGTTCGCCTGTTAGGCGTTGGCGACTTTCAGGACGTTACCCGCACACTCGCCGGCCAGAATGGCAGCGACCTCGGCGGCATCGGATATCTTCTGACCGACCTGATAGTCAGCGAAGGCGAACTTGACGATCAGCTTGTACGGCGATGGTGCTGCCTTGGCCTTTGGGGCTGGCACAGTGACTTGTGTATGTGGAATTTCGGAGTCCATGGCGGGCCTCAAGGGTTGAACGTTTTAATGGTCTGCCCAGACTGGGCGTTCACGATGTTCAGCACTGGCGCGATCACTTCGGCCGCATTCAGCACTTGCGTTGTTGCGTAATCGATCATGTAGAACAGGTCGATCCTGTATAGGTCGGCCTTTTGGAGTTGGTCGGTCATCAGTTGGCCGTTGCCGGTGATCACACCGAACGAACCGTCAATGAACGAGATGTTGTTGCTGTCGGACAGTGCGGAATCAAGCGGGCTTGCTACAGCGTCACGCGCCGCCGGGCTGTTTGCCCAGACGATGATCTGCACGGGCTGTTCCTGGCGCTTCGTTTCCTTGTAGGCCGTGCCGAAACCGCCCACCCTCGCGAAGGCCGCATGCCCCCCTGTGAGGGTGATCACGGGTCCAGCGCTAGAGGCGCCTGGGACAAGATACGCAAGCCCGGTCGCAGCACTCGTCAGCGTGTCTGACTGCTGCACGGCATAGACATAGCTGGTGCCGTTAAGGTTGATCATGATGTTCTGCGCGCTGATCGTTCCGGAGAGGGTTACGACCGACCCCGCAACTGTCATGGTCAGCGTGTGCGCCGGCGCAGTCAGCGGAACCCAGGATTTGCCCAAGTAGCGCGTGGTGCTGCGGTCCTTGCCATGCGGGTAGATGCTGATGTGCGCCGTACCGGCAGCCAAGTCCTTTTCAAGTTGCTCGGGAACTGGCCAGCCTGGATAAACCCGGATGGGGAAGCCCGCAACGCTAGGCTGGCCAGCGCCGTTCGGATAGACAACTCCAGCGATCTGGGCTGCGACCTGCTTCATTACGTCGGTCAGGCTAGCCATGAGCCAACTCCCAGTCTTCTGCGGTGAAGTCGTCAAAGCTGAAGGCGTATGGATAGCTCTCAGGGTCGTTACGGCGGTGAATTGTCAGGCCAAGCCCGCTATAGCGGATGTAGGCCTCGCCACCCCATGACTTACGGAAAGCGAAAGCTGTGGGGGTTGACTGCAGGTGCTCACGAAAGTCTCTGCCTGTATCCATCGTCACACCTGTGCCTGCATGGCCGTGCATCGCCAGCCCATGTCTGTGAGCTCGGCGCTCGAAATAATGTACTTGCGGCCAAGCTCGTCGCGAATCACATCGCTGGTGCGAAGGATGATCCCTAGGTAAGTGGGCATTAGGACTGCCCACCATGGCGTTCTCACGTCGAGCGGCAACTTGGTTTCATTCCCCTCCCCCTTAGTGCCCTGCAAGATACTGGCAGGCCAACCGGTCATGAGCGGGGCCTCTGAATCCTTCGTTCCGCCGGAGTAAGCACCAAGACCAACACTTTGATCCTGGTGATCACGCAACACGCTGACAACGCGGTTCGTCTGCACGCAGTAGATCGGCAGCGTGTCCTGCATCGCAGCGATGAAAAACGTCCCCTGCTGCCCCACCAGATAGTCGCCGACGGCGAACTGGCGCGCATCAAACAGACCAAGCCACGTGGCCTCGCCGTATTTGTTCGGCGCGCTGTACGTGAACTTGGTAGTAAAAGAGGCAGGCAGCGTCTGCAATGCGGCTGACGACAACGGGTTACTGGCGCTCGTGGCGCGAAATTGCTGGTAGTCGAAGCCGATACGCTTGGCTGCCTTGCCGTAACCGATGTATATCTTGGCCTGGAGCTTCGTACCGTCCATGTCACCCCCTGGCCATGCTGATACCGCCATTGCCCAATGAAGGACCAGGCGGGACACCGATAAAGCCACACAACTCGCGGCGCCAGATCCGGTAGAGACTCATCCGGTCGGAAACCTCGTTCTTGTTGTGCACCCAAACGGCGGCCTGATCCGTATCAAGGTTCTCGGTGGCGGACAGAACATCCGTTTCCAGTCCGCCCAACTTGGTCAGGAACGAGGTCATGGTGACCTCTTCCTCTGGGCGTAAACTGTCGAGACGGTGATTCAGCGTTTGCCAAATCATCGGCGCCACCCAGCCCCACGCCGTGTCGCGACGGTCGTCAAGCGTCACATCACCCTGCATCGGGTAGCCGGCGTAACGGCGGGCGTCCGATTTTTGCTGGTCAGTAAGCATGTTCGGCCCCTGCTATTACTGATGATCGCCGACTCGGCGCATTACGAATTCTTGTCTTTCGACGGTTTCTTCTCTGCATACAGCTTGTGCACGGACTCATCGAAGCTCGAAGCATCGATCAGTACGTATTCGCCCTGGTCTTCACTCCAGGGCTGAACCTTGATTGGCTCTTCGTTCATGTGTTTCTCCAGAAAGGAATGAGCCCGAGGCCGAAGCCCCGGGTACAGTCATTACGCCAACAGCAACGCAGTGTGTTCCGGCTTGACCATCGCGACACCCCAGGCCAGTGCAATTTCGTACTGGATCTGGCGATATTGCTTGTACAGCGAGATCTCGAACGACAGGCCACTCACCGGGTCAGTGATGATCATGCGATCGGAGGCGCTGTCGCCGCCTTCTGGTAGTGCTGGGGCGCGGGTGGCAACGGCCAGCGCCGATCGAGCAAATGCCATGTTGCGGGTAGTCGCAGCGATTACGGTGATAGCGGTAGCTGCGGCCGGAATTGCCTTGCGCAAGCCTGGAGCCGCAAGAGTTATGGTGCCGCCTTTCGAAGCGTCAGCATCACCGGAAGCAACCACGTACTTGTTGGTGTCGCCGGCAAAAGTGATCACGTCACCAGCCAACACTTTGCCGGTACCAGCCGACGCCAGGGTGATCACTGTAGTACCAACTGCGTAGCTCTCAGTGTCGGTGGTGGCGTGGGCGCCGGTACCTGCGATAACGGACTTGACCTGAGCAGACTCACGAATAGCGAAGCCGTGCACATCAAGCAGCACGCCACGACGCAGCAGCGAGGTATCAGCGGCTTCGTTCGCCTTGGTCAGTTGGCCCAGGGTGCGCATGCTGGCGCCGGCGGTGGTGTCGAGCACCATCTGCAAGTCGCTCATCGGCGCGCCGTTGTCCGACAGGATTTTGCGCATCTGCGCGGCTTCTGCCAGGTTGGTGGCAAACGGGACAGTGCCAGGCGTGCCGTAGGCGCGGGACGACTTCAGGCACAGGGCCGCGATGTCGGATTCCACTTCGTTGACCAGAGCACGCATACCCTGTGCGAGCTGGTCGCGCAGGATCACGTTGTACGAGGCGCCGTTGTTGTCCAGGCCGCGTTTCTCTTCACCGTTCCAGCGCACCGGTACACGGCGAGCCTTGGAAATGGTCATCGACACGGAACCGATAGTTTGGTCGCCGTCGTTTGGCGGAGTCACAGCCGGGGTGATGTCAGTTGCGGTTGCAGCCGGCGCCACTGGCGAGGTGACGGTTTGACCAACAGCAGCACGGTCGTAGGTCATGTCGGACGAAACGGCGGGGATGAAGCCCACCAGTTCGCGGGACACGACGTCCAGTGCGTTGTAGATCGTGGTGGTAAGGCCGGTGAGAGTGTTACTCATGGATTGCTCCTAGGGATCAGTCGGTAACTTCACCGCCCGCAGACACGTGCGCATGCTTGCCCACTGGGTCAAGTGCGTCGAACTGGGAGCGGGAGATTGATTTATTGCCTTGTTCGCCATTACCAGCATTGTTAAAAGCGCCGGAGCCAGAGGCCCCAGTCCCTTTCAAGATGTGATCGCGGTGCGGGTATTGCTCAACAAGGGTTTCGATTGCTTCATCGAAGTCGGCAATCTCGCCAGGACGCGTGCGGCTGTAGACTTTTTGGCCGTACTGATCATAAGCGATGGTCTTGCCATCCTCGACCTTGAAGGCGGCGCCGAATTTGGACTGAACCAGATCTGCGGGGATTGCCAGCTTGTCTGCGATGTACTTAGAGCGGCTGAATGCACCGCCGATCTTTTCTTCATAGAGCTGCTTTTCGAAGGTCTGCGCCTTGGCGGACAGCTCATCAACCTGGCCCTGATAGGCCTTGCTGATTTCGTTGCGTACCACATCGATCTCACCGGCATCCACCAGCTTTTTCTGATCGAGCTTCGACACGATTTCGAGGGCTTTCTTGGCTGCCGCGCCGTCCGTGATCCCATCGAAGGACTTCAAGGCAGTTTCAGCAGCCTCTTTGCCTTCACGGTGGGACTTTGCTTCTGCGTTCAGGCGGGTGATCGTGTTCACGGTGCCAGGAGCATCAAATGCGACCTCTTTGCCATCGTCGTACACGTACACTGGTTTGCCATCTTGCAGAACTGCGTGGCCTTGGTCATCCAGTTTCAGCTTCATTAATACTTCTCCGGGCATCCGCCCATTTGTTGAGCCATCCGGCCCGGTGCGGCGTTATCCATCCGGAATTGCGCCCATAAAAAAGCCCCGACGTGTGCCGGGGCTGAAATCAGCGCTCGGTTACTGGTTATCGAGCGGTCGAGCAGCAGGCTTCAGAGGTTGAGCCTTGAGCTTCGCCATCTCTTCATCCCAGTCAAGGTCTTCGCTGAGCAGGCCCCGACGCTGGACTTCGGCAAATAGGCTTTGGTCAGACAGAATGCCATTGATGTTCATGTTCAGCAGGAAAGGCATAGTGGTTTCAGGGCTGAAGTCGACATCAAAGTTGCCCTTGACCTGTACGTGCCCGCCTTCCCGAGTCTTCATCCAGTCGGCGAAGAACTGAAGCGCTTGGTCGAGAGCATCCTCGAGTTGCCCAGCCATGGTTTGCAGCGGACTCATCTCTTGTGCCGCCTCATCCTCGGCCTGCGTGGCCGTCTTGACCGACTGTTTATCTTTCTGGAGCAGCTTAGCCCCAGCCAGGCGCATGTCATCGACCAAATCCAGCAGTGACTGGCGGCCCGCCTCGATGGCTTTGCCGGTGTGTTCAACCCACTTCATGTCGGCGTTGATCGGCAACTTGGTGGCCGATCCGGCGCCAACGGTGATGTCGACGCCGTCCTCGATGCCAATCACCGCAAGCATCGGCACCCGGGCGACGTGCAGGATGTTGTCTTGGTCGCTTTGGGACTGCCAATGCTTGATGTTCATGTTCGCCAGCTCAAGTAGCGGCGGTGTCGCGGTCATGAAGCCGGTGCGCTTGGTGTAGAAGGTTGTCAGCGGGATCTCAGTGAGGCTTGTCAGCCCTTCCGCGTTCTTCTGCCATACCTTCGCACCCTTGCCGTCATCAACTTCGATGTAGGTCGACCAGGCACCGGGAACCAGCACGCGGATCTGCACGACACTCTTTGCGCCGAACTCGCCATCGTCGACCTCGACGCACTCCATGTAGCGGAACTGGGTCAGCACCTGCTGGCCGCCCTTATTGGTGGACCTCCAGCCCAGCACCTGGCCGGGCTTGATGATCACCGCATATGGGCGCACACCGGCGGACTTCTCGTCAGCCTTGGTTTTTAGGCCGTCTGCCTGTGGATAATCCACCAGCACGTGGCATAGGCCATGGGAAAGTCCGGTGCTAAATACAGACTGCCCCCAAACCTGCAGGTTATTACCCTGGAGGTCGAAGTCCTCGGCCATCTCCTTGATTAGCTCAGGGACGTCCTCAGTCAGCGTGATCGGGTCAGCGAATACGCGCCCGGTCATGTTCTGTACGGTCTCGCTGTACGCCGGCAGCAACGTAGAGGTCTTGAGTCGGGACTGATAAGCGTCCGACTCTTCCTTCGGCCACCGTGGCAGATACTTGGTACCGGCCTTGCGCATGGCCCTTGTGCCACCCATGAGAGCGTCAACAATGGCCCAGTCCAGTCGCATCTCGTCTACGACAGGGAGCGTTTTGCTCGGGTCATCACTGCTCATATTCAAAGTCTCAGAGATTCTTGGGAGGCGGTGCGCGCTCTGATCGGGTAGCGCTTGGCGATGAAGTAGCCTGCGGCGTCGTTCATGTGGTCGTGACCCTTTTTCGGGTCTTTATCAGGCTCGCCCTTGTCGGTGTATGTCTGACGCTCCAAGCACATGGTGAGCTGTGGGCATTGGTCGATATTGACCTTCAGCCGGCGCTCGCCGTAAGTGTTCAGGAACATGGCGTTTACCGAGTTGATACGGTCTTTCACGCCTGGGTTTGTCGAGTCAACGACCACTGTGAATCCGGCCTTGCGCAGCAATGAGAGATCAGACTCGCTCGCATTCTTACTGCTGGTGTTCTGCCCGCTGGCATCCGGGTAGACCGTGATTGAGTGCCCTACGAACCGGGCCTGAATCTTCTCGATCATTTCCGGGGTGTCGCGCACCTTGTGGAACTCATCAAGAGCCAGCGGCAAGCCTTCGCGCACCACGTAAACGACTGCGGCCATCTTCATGACGTTGAAGTCCATGCCGATATGGATCGCCTCACCAGGCTCAATACGCGCTGTTGTGCGGCAGTCTTCGCGGTTGAACGTGTAGTAGATGACGCCGGAATAACTTTCGAACCCTGCGTCGTATTCCTGGCGGAACGTGCGCGGATCCATCTTGCGCTTGGCGGCTTCCAGCTCTTCAGCCGGGACATTCCCGCCCTGCAGCGACGTGTACTGCCAGCTTTTGTGGTCTGGCTCACCGCCAGGCTGGCCGTCTTTGAACGTGTCATAGCAGTGATTGAAGCCTTTTGGCGTGCCAATACGCAGGGCATGACCGCCTTTGCGCAAACCAATGCCGGGGACCGTGTATTGGCAAGTCGAAAGCATCGGGCGAAGGACTTCTTCCCATGCGGCGTATTTGCAGTCGGCCCACTCATCCACCAGAGCAAAGAACAGGCCGGACCCGCGAAGGTCGTCGTAGTTGTCGAGACCCACGCAGCGCATGACGTGCCCAGACTTCAGCACAATCGAACATTCCGTCTCGTTGGGTCGCGATTCGCGCCAGGACAAAGGGATCGCCTGCTTCAGCCGGCGCCAGAAGACGCGCTTAGCCTGCTTGAACGTCGGAGCGCAGTACCAGATCTCGTCCTCGACGCTTACCCCCCACTCAGCAGCCAGGCGAGCGGCGCGGCGCATCTCGGCTTTACCCAGGAAGGTCTTGCCGAACCGGCGGCCGCACACCGCATCCCGGAAGCGCGCTTCTGGCTGGAAGCCCCAGCAGTAAATGTTCGCCTGCTTTGGCGTCAACTTGACCGGCGCGTCAAAGGTGCGGGGTAGTCGGGACATTCTCGTCTGGCTCCAGCGTGTACTCAGCAACGGCGTGCTGCTGGTCCGCCTGGGAGCCCAGGGGTTTTTCAGGTTCAAGCCGGCGATTCACGTAGACGTCACCGACCTCTTTGGCGGCCTGCTCCAGTAGCTGGGCAGTCAGCGCCATGTTCTTCATAGTTTCGGCCTTCTCGGCCATGCGACCAAGCGTGCGGAGTCGATACGCTCGGTTGGCGATCGGGATGTCTTCGGTCTCTTCTCGGAAGCGCTTGCGGGCATCGCGGAACATGGTCGCCCACTTCTCGCCGAGCGCCTTGCCAGCAGCTTTGGTCGGGTCATGTGATTCGCATTGCTGGCGGGTGACAACCACGTTGAATTCTTTTAAGACGGCCTCGACAACCTGTGAAGGTGTGTCAAAGCACGCCAATGCCTGAACAATGAAGGCTTTCACCTCACTTCGAAGAGCTGCCATAGGTGATCATCCGTCTAAGCCTGTCTAAAAATCAGGCCGACTTGAGCAGACAGGTTCCGCAGGCCCTTGCAATGTTCAGTTTTCCCACCTCGGCAGGCTTGTTTGCTGCGTCTACCAGTACCTGGACATCAGCACTTGCGCCGTAACGGCGAACCACACCGACGAACTCTTCAACGTCGTGTCCGCGCATCTCCAGCTTCGGCAGACCTTCCTGCGTGAACTTGGGAGCACCGAATGCATCCTTCGCCTGGGCGATGTGGTAGCACTCGTGTTCAACCAGGGCGCAGAAGTCGACGTTCGAACACTCGGCACAGTAGTCAGCGGCAAGAGTGATGATGAAGGCCGGCACGTCGCCGAACCAATCACGCATCTGTTGCTCCATTCGGGCTCTCTGCCACCCACCGGCACGGAACGCTACCTGTTCGGCCTGGCCCAGGACAGTGCGCCCCTGCTTGCTGAAGCTCGACGACGCCCACATGATCCGGATGTCTGCATCCAGTAAGTGCGCATGGTCTTCGTTGTGAATGCTGCCGGTGTCGGCAAGGATCTCGGCTTGGAGCCATTCCCACACCTCAGGTGCCGGTGTCAGCCGGATACCGAAGTCGGAGAGATCGGACAGCTCAAGCAGTGACGCTGGAGGGTATGGTCTGTCCATGGCGACCTCATTGCGCGCCACGATTTGGCGCATTCGAAAACGTGGTGCAAACTAATCAGCGCTGCGAGGCGGCAGCTTGATATCTGCAAGACGGTCTGCCCAAACACTGATCTTCTTCACACCGATAAACCCAATGCCACCTCCCAGCGATGCCGCCAGGTTCTCCGGCAAACCGAAGTAAGCCAAAAGCGGAAACGCACCCGCAGTGAGCAGTGCGCACAGAAGCGCCTCAAGCGCAGCCTGCCGTCGTGTGCCACCGCCATAAATGATGCGCAAAGCTGAGGTAACCAGTGAAAGTAAGGGTGCATAAAACACAGCTG